AATAATCATTATTGTAAGGCTTCAATTCATATTCATAATTTATCATGGTTTTATTTCTTTAAATTAATTTAATTATATTTTTATAAAAATGTCCCGAATTTCACCGAAAAAGGTGTAATATAAATATATTATATAAAAAATGGATTCAATTACTGTTAAATTTGAATTAGCAAATTTAAAATGTCCATTAACATTACAAGTATTTTCTGAACCAGTTACTTTATCAGATGGTAATACTTATGAAAAAGAAGTAATAATTCCGATTCTTAAAACAACTAAAATTTCTCCAATAACAAGAAAAAAATTAACTGATAATCCAAATGATTTAACAATCAATTGTTTTATTAAATATTTAGTAAAACAAGCTTTATCCAATAATTATATTAATGAATCAGACATTTATGAAAAAGATATTGAACAAATATATACAATTAATGATATTTTTTTTGAAAAAGAAGGTAAAAATGAAGAATTAATGATTAAAATTATTGATTATTTTGCAAGATTTAATAGATTAGAAAAAAAATTTAATAGTAGTTTTAAATTGATTCATTGGATTTGCAAATTCTCTTCACCTGAAATGATTAAATACATTATAGACAAAGGTGTTGATTTAGAATCTGCTACAAATGGTAGATACAGACCAATTCATTTTGTTTGTAGATATTCTATACCCGAAATGATAAAGTACATTATTGACAAAGGTATTGATTTAGAATCTGTTGATAATGATGAATGGAAACCAATTCATTATATTTGTAGATATTCTACACCTGATATGATTAAATACATTATAGACAAAGGTGTTGATTTAGAATCTAAATGTAATGTTGGTTACAAACCAATTCATTTAATTTGCAGATTATCTTCACATAGAATGATTAAGTACATTATAGATAAAGGTGTTGATTTAGAATCTGTTGATAATGATGGATGGAAACCAATTCATTATATTTGTAGATATTCTTCACCTAGAATGATAAAGTACATTATTGATAAAGGTGTTGATTTAGAATCTGCTACAAATGATGGATATAAACCAATTCATTTTATTTGTGAAAATTCTACACCCGAAATGATTAAGTATATTATAGATAAAGGTGTTGATTTAGAATTTATTGATAATGATGGATGGAAACCTATTCATTATATTTGTAGATATTCTATACCCAAAATGATTAAGTATGTTATAAACAAAGGTGTTGATTTAAAATCTTCTACAAATGATGGATACAAACCAATTCACTTAATTTTTGAATATTCAACACCTCAAATGTTTAAATACATTATAAATAAATTATAAATAAATGTGTTGATTTAAAATCTATATCAAAGGAAGGATTGAGTTTGATAAAAGAGATTTTAATAATATTTTTTTATATAAAAATTCAATTAATTCCACATATTCTTTTATGTTTTTCGCTTTGAATATGTTTATTATATATTTTTTCTATAAAACTTCCAAAATCACAATTCCCACAATAATAAGTATATTCTTTTTTTCTATCTTCGCTTGTTTTATGTATATTTAAAATATGAGATTTTATACTCCTAACATCAGATGCTTCATAATTACATTGGGGACATTTTTTATCTTGACAATCAGACCTAGATGACTTGGATACTTTATATTAATAAGGCGGTGAAGTATTTATTTACTAAAAAATCGTGTCATTTAAAAGTGTCCCCGCTGTAAAAAATAGTCCCAAAAAATATTGGTTTAATTGTATTTATTGTGAACATGAATTTGAAAGACCATTAGCAGAAATCAAATATAATTCTTTTTGTCCATATTGTGCAATACCGTCAAAAATATTATGTAATAATATTAATTGTTTAAGCTGTTTTTCAAGGTCATTTGAATCAGAATTTAAATCTGTTTACTGGAGTAGTAAAAACGAAATATTACCAAGATTTGTTCTTAAAAATACAAATACCAAATATTATTTTGATTGTCACAAATGTAAACATGAATTTTTGATGATTCTTTCTGATATAGTGAATGATAATCAATGGTGTTCATTTTGTCAAAAAAAACAATTATGTTTAAGTGATAATTGTAATTTTTGTTTCAATAATTCTTTTGCATCAAATCCAAAATCTTTAAATTGGTCTTTAACAAATAAATTAAAACCAAGACAAGTATTCAAAGGTAGTAAAGAAAAATATGAATTTATTTGTAATGAATGTGACAAATCATTTATATCAATTTTGTGTGATGTTAATAGAGGTTCATGGTGTCCATATTGTTATAACAAAACTGAAAAATTATTTTATAAAAAATTTATAAATATTTATAATGATTTAATCCATAGATTTAGTGTTGAATGGTGTAAAAATATAAAAAATTTACCTTTTGATTTTGTTTTACCTAGGGAAAAAATTATTATTGAAATAGATGGAGACCAACATTTTAAACAAGTTCTTAATTGGAAATCTCCAAAAGAGAATCAAAAAAATGATATTTATAAAATGAATTGTGCTAATTCAAATGGATATTCTATAATTAGAATATTACAAATGGATATATATTACGAAAGGTATGATTGGCTTAGCAAAATTATTGAAACAGTTGAATTGATTAAAAAAGAAAATAAAGTGCAAAATATATATTTATCAAAATCAAATGAATATGATATTTATAAAAAACTTATGAATGAAAATTAAATTTATTTAAATAACAAAAGGAATAACTTTTTCAATTATTTCTCTTGTTAAATCTTGTTTAACTTCTTTGGCTAAACATTGACCCATTCTAATGCAATTTTTTATCTGACGACCATTCATTTCAACTTGACTCAATAATTTAATATTTTCTTCATTAATATAAATACCTGATGCATTTAATAAATTAGTCCATACTTTGAATCTTGCTTCTTGATCTAAATTTTTATAATTTATACTGATAGAAATACGTGAAAAAAATGCCTCATCGAAATGCTCAGGTCTATTTGTAGTTAGAAACATTATACCTTGATATCTTTCTAATAATCTTAAGAAAATAGATACCATTGCATTTCTTTGAATATCATTTGTTGAACGTTTTTCCATAAAAATATCTGCTTCATCTAGTAAAATAATAGCATTCCAAGCATGTGCTATTTCTAATATTTCTGTTAATTTTTTTTCTAAAATTTCTACTGATGACCCAAGTTCCCCACAACCAATACTATACAGAGGTTTGTGTAGAAGCTCGCTAATTGACTCTGAGAGCAACGTTTTTCCAACACCAGGCGGACCATTTAGGCATATAATAGTACCACCAGATTTTTTTTGAATAATATCGGTAAAAGTTCCCTCAGAATTAACTACCAATGCCCTAACCATTTGTTTAATTGAATCATCCAAAACAAGATAATCAAATGCTTTATCATCAAATTGTACATCTTCTAATTGGTCCACATACATTTCACCCCAATCTTTAGTAGCAAAACTGAATCCATTAACAAATGGGTAACACATAAACATTAAATCTTCTGGAACATCTTCACAATCAATCAATCCATGAGTTCTAGAATATGAAGGCATTTTTTTGCTAAATCCAATTGGGTCAACCATAACTCTCCCATCAGCTCTAAATTTATAAATACCATAAGGTGTTTGTCTAAACATATTTCCTGAATATGATGCATAAGTACCAGATTTTCCGTATTTGATTAATTTTTTTCCTCTTTCTGTTAATTTGGTTAATTCCAAATCAGTTATAGGACGTACTGAGAGTGTTTCTGGTTTTTTAGCACCTCTAAATTCTTGAATGATAAATTTTTTATCAAATTGTTTGAATTTGTCTCCATAAGATGCAGTTATTTTTCCAATAACTGAAAAATATTTTTGTCCATATTCATCTGTTCCTCTACCAACACGACTTGCTATAAATCCAACATCTTGATCATGAATTCTTCCTATACATTTGGTTCCAATATTTATAACTGATTCTAAATTAGCAAAATTTACTTTACCATCTGATTCCATACGTTCCACTTGAGCAATTTTATCCTTATAAAATTCATTTAACCAAGCAGATAATTCAATTAATGAATAATCACCACCTTGTTCTATTTTTGATTGAATTGTTCTTAAATGTGGATATAAGTCATCAGGATAAATTTTAACTGGGTCGTTATAAATTTCATCATCAGAATCTAACAAATCACCTATGGTTTTAATAATTTGTTCATCTAATAAACGTTTAAAAATTAATTGGGTTCTTTTGATAGAATCACCAAATGGAGTTGGAATTTCTTGAGTTTCCACTAAAAAATTAGAAAATTGTTGAGATTCAGACATTGGGTTAAATATATATAATTGTTGAGATTCAGACATTGGGTTAAATATATATAATTTATATTGTATATACTATTAACTGTAAATATCAACTTTTTTAATTAAGCTCTTTCTATTTTAATTTTTCTAAAATCTACTAATTCACATTCAATTTCATTAGAATCATCTATAATTTCTTTGTTTTTTTCCATCCAACCTATTGGGGATATTATTTGTCCATCAATCATTAAAGCCCAAACTTTATTTGAACCGATTTCTCCACATATTATTTTTTCAGGTTCTTTGCCATATTTTTTAGTTAAATCCTCAATAATATAATTTATTGAATCCATTGGTTTATATAATTCAAAATCAAGTTTTAATTCACAATTTAATAATTTTTTTACTTCATCTACACCTTTAGTTTGAGAAATTTTATCTTCTTCTTCTTGTGATGTAGTTTGTTTTATTGACATAAAGCATCCTGTATTTTTTAGACAGTCATAATTATCTTCATAACATATATGATATTTTAATAATTCATTTAAAGAATCTTTTTTTACCATACAAGTTATTTTGGCAACATATTCTAATTTATTATCAATTTGTTCTGGATGATTATCCTTTTCTACATTTATTTCTAATTTATTTGGTAAATCTATTTTTAATCCTGGAGGAATGTTAGAAATTGTTTGTGCTATCACATGAGAATCTAGATTTTCAAATCTAAATAAATCTTCCAAGTCTTGATAATTACGTTTTGAATCAATTTTTAACCAAGATATACAACTTAATTCTAAATAATCAGCTTTTTTGAATTGATCACAAAGTTTAATATTATATTTTGCTATTTCATCTTTAGATTCTGTTTCTTCAGGTTCTTTATAATTAATTTTTATCATTATATCTAAATTTATATATATAATATAATATTTTTTTTACTTTAAATTACTTTTTTATTTTTTCAAATATTTAATTACAAATATCCAAAAGAATTTGTTAATGATAAAATAGGTTCATTGACTATTATATAGTGTCCTATTCCTAAAATTCCTGTATTAAATCCAGCTTCACATACTGCAAAATAATAATCATATTTTAACATTAATTCTTCTGGATATTTTGATCTAATATATTCGCGTTCTTTCCACATCAATTCTCTCCAAATTTTTAAAGTTTTAGCATAATGTTGTCCACCAAAACCTTCAAAATGAATAACATTTAATCCATTTTCTCTTACTTTATTTAAAATCCAATCATTTTGTGGAATTTGTCCTCCTGGAAAAATATGTGTTGTAACAA